ATGACACTATTAGACAACTACTTAAAAGACAACCGTATTACACAAGCTACGATTGCTAAATTAATGAGCAAGCCATCATCATCAGTAGCGGCTATTATTAACTCAAAGGTCGATATTACAGAACAAAATAACATTAAGGCGATTAGAGCTATTGCCGACATTCTAGGCAAAACACCTGGCGACATCTTAAATGAATTAATTAAATTGGAGGAATTAAGCATGGCATTCAACGAAGAGCACACATTCACAATTTTAACGACAATTTGGAACGACGACGACTCATTATTTAGCGATGAGGTATATGAATACGATGAATTTGAAGAAGCGTGCGCAGCGTTTGAAAATTTAATCAAGATTAATAGACTTGACGAAAAAATTACCCTTGATTTATCGGTGGATGACGAAATCGTAATGAGCGTCACCCTTCAAAACAAGGACGAAATTACAGACAAATACACGGACAATTTAGACGTGTTGCCTTCCGAAATTAAACCTGCTCTTTTAAAAGTAGCCCAAAAATATGAAATTAGCGTTGATTAAAAGCCATAAAAAATAAGCCTAACCCACAATTTTAGTGAGTTAGGCTTATTAGCTAAAAAATAATATTTTTAGTTCTAGTCTTTTTATCAAATGAGTATACGGACGTAACCTGAAATGATTTTTTTATTTGGCCTTGATTGTCTTTAAATATTTTTAAATTTAATAAAGAATTACATACGAAAAAACCATTATCTTGGTACTTCACTGCAAGGGCAAGTATGTCCCTTCCAGTCCGTAAAGCAGCGTCAAACTCCAAATGTGCAAATTTACCACTTTCGCAGACCCTAACACCAGGCTTTAAAATCGTCGCTAGACAATCCATGCAGTCTGCTTTGGCGTTAACCAGATCCTTGCGGTCGTTATAGATAATATTTTTTGTAGCTACATTTCCGTTCTTTAAATCATCGAAAAATTTTTTAGCACCAAATTTGTATTTTATACCACATAAATGAGCAAAGTGTTGTTTTTTGAACTGAATTCCTACTATTTTTGTTGCTGAATTTGCATCTTCATATTCAAAACTTATTATTTTATCTAAAAAATTTGCTTCAAAGAAGAGTAATCCTTTTTTATATTTTTTAATATTATTCATTCGCAAAATAAAAACCGAGGTAATGAGCTTTTACCCCGGTTCCTTTCTGATTTTTATGTTGTCGCCCAACTTACTTTATAAAAAGTAATCTAGTTTTTCCGTTGCTAGCCAACAAATGCAGGAAACTGTGATTAACAGCCTGCATAGCGATTATAATGTCAGAACATTTAACTGGACAAGAGAAGACGAGACAAGCTAGACAAGGCATTCCGTTTTCTCTATAAGTAATAGTACACTATCGCTTGGATATTATCAAGCTATACCAATTATTTTAATCAATTTTTTGACTATATTTTCCATTGCCTATCTATACCTATATCTGCTTAAATCCGAAAAAACCATAGATAAACCATAGATTTATCGTGAATATCATTATAATGTAAATCGTAATCTATAACTATACCAATTTATGTACGCCCTCAAAAGAGGGCTTGTTTAATGCTTATTTAAACGTTCCCCAAGCTGCGGAGTTGTAACGTACTGGCAAGAATACATGCACACCGTTGTATACATGATGGATCATTACATAATTGCCAACACGTTTCCATGAATCGTATTTCCATGTTCCGTAAGCTGGTAAGTAGCCGCCTTTTTGAGCTGTAAAGCTTGCTGCACCGACGCGGTTCATAATCTCGGTGTCACCATTTACGAATGTCCCGTTTTCAGGTGTAAATCCAGCAGGAATATTCGAATTACTTGGCGTTGTGGGATTGATTGGCGTTGTGTTTGTCCCACTACCATTTTCGGGTAACCCTGTCTTCAAATCTTGTGCAAATTGGGCTTTAGTAATCCCGTGGCTTGCTAAATAACCATATGGGTCTTGATGATCACCCCAGACATTATCAGTAATCCACTTATGTGTTACAATCCCGTAACCAGTATCTAAGTCGGTACTAATACCAAACTTATTAGCTGAATCCCGCAATAGGTTAACATAAACTGCATAATCTACTTTAAACTGAGCATCGTTAGTTGTGCGTGCTAATTCAACTTGGACTGGTGCATTGGCATTGCCCCATGTCCCAGCACCCCAACTTACATAACCATCAGCACCAACACGATAGACTTGACCACCGTCACCAACAACGTATTGCGTATAAGCATAGTTAGTGTTCCAAGTACGCTTCATATAAGCTGCGTTATTAACTGCTGGCGCATAAGTCCCAGTTTCATGCGCAATCACTAACCGATTATTAGTGCGTTGATTAGAGCCTTCGTTAACACCTAATTGGTAAGTGTTATTGACCGAGTACGCTTGTGCCCCGCCAATCATAGCTGTTGATGCAAATAAAATAGCCGCCCCAAAGGCGACTACTAATTTATTTAATTTTTTCATTTTAAATCTCCCTTCGTAGTGTCATAGACGACACCAATTAAGCCTAAGATTGTAAGCGCCGTATTAACAATGCCTTGTACTTGGCTAGCTAAATCGTTGCTGAATTCAATTCCGAAAACTTTGGCCACTTGCTGAACTAACACGATGACTAAAGCCGTCAGCGAAGTCCACAATACCTTTGAGTGCCAATCTACTTTTTTAATCATTTGTACCCTCCTAAACTTTTTAAACGTTCGTGATGCCGATCTAGTCGCCGGTCGTGTTCGTCTGCCCGTTCGTCCAAACGTTTGATGTCTGTTTTTAAGTCAGATAGATTGTTATTGAGCTGCTTAAAATTATGATTAAGCTCTTTAATATCCCCTTGAAATGGCGCGAAAACTGCGTATTTAAAAAGCAGGCTGATTAAGCCTGCAATAAAAGTAATAATCGCAATCAGTGAAGCCCATTCACCCCACGTTAATCCTCCCAATCCGTGCACATGCTATTCCTCCCCTTACATAATTAATTTGAAAATAATAAAAATAGCAATCCATAATAGGATTGCCATTGGTAATGCGTATTTTAACCCTCTAAACAGATTCATTAGAATCACCCATAATCTCATCGTATTCGGCTTGTGTGATTACGCCCATCGCTAAGTAACCACTGATATTACAACCCCACTCGTGCATTTGTTTGACAAACTCGTAATCAACCATTGCTGCCACTACCTTCCAGTTTACCCACTTTTGCTGACAAATCGGCGTATTTTAAACCCAGCTGATTGATCATGACTTGTTCGGTGGTGGGACCGGTATTGGGTTTAGGTGGCGTTGGTTCAACGTAATCTGGATTTAATACAATCTCGTTATTTTGAAGTAAATAAAAGGACGGTTTGAAGTTGTCTTCAAAGTCATCTGGTATGTCTCCTACATGCCCTACCCCGTTCACAAGACCGCCTTCTATCGCATAGGCCGTAATCTCTTGATTTTTATTTATTAAAATTTGCATTAAATCACCCCAACTATTTTTGTAAAATTCGGCATGTTCACAGACTCGTTGTTCGGCGGAACAACAGTCTTATTCACATAATCAAGTACGAATGCATTCGATGCAACGTTCGTCACACGCGCCGTGCTATTCGCGCCACCTGTCATTTGAATCCGAATATCTAACATCTCTACAAGATGGCCCGTATAAGCCGCGGCTGATAGGAATATTTCAGAATCCGGCCCAATTTTCTCCCTAAACTCATGACCTTGCCAAGTACCCTCAATTACATAATGATCGTATTTGGTACTAGGAATTGCGATTGCTTCCGACAACTTAACGGCAGTTTGTAGAGTGGAACCGCCTTGCCACAACACAACTTCTTGGACGATTCTCGCCCAACCGGGCATGTTATTTGATCCATCTGCATAGATTATCCTGTGCCACCGATGGCCGTTATAGGCAGCAGTCACGAAATACTCTGTTACACTGGTGTTCTTTGTAACATCAATATAGCAAACATCAGTTGTAATACCGCTTGGGTTTATTGGATTATTAGTAGTATTTGCACTGTAATACAGGCCAGGCGGTAAGGTTAGAATGTCGCCTGTAATCCGTTTCCGGTTAACCCACATTTGAGCATAGTTTTGATGTTGTGTATTCGACATAAATCCGCTCTTGTAGTTATTGGCAATCCCATGAGCATCACCGCTTGCACCGATGTGTTCATTAATCTTGTTGTCCAGAGCTTTTAATGCACTAGGCAATCTAAGTCCTTTAAAATTCATATTTCCGCTCCTTTCTAATAATCAAAATCTCGGTCAGTCGCAGCACCCAATCCAATGAGCTTAATCTTACGGTTAATGGTGTCGATTGAGACGATTGTCTCAGCATCTTGAGTTAGGGTGCCAACCTCCCTAACAGGAGCAGTCGCTGCTGACGATTTTTCGGCAAGCGAATTAAGCATCCAAATGTTGTTCAGCCCTTGAAGCTTGTCATTGCCTTCTTCGTGGTAATGGCCGCCGAAATAGCCGACAAATATGCCTTTGCCACGCTTACTAAATTGTGCTGTAACATTGGCTTCAAAGTCCTTGATTGCTGATGATCCGGCGTAATCTGTACCAGAAATCCACGCTTTGATAATCGCCATTAACATCTCATAGTTAAAGTGCATGTCATGGTAAGTCCCGCTCGCATCAACATAATCATCTGGATTGGTGTCCGCTTGTAATGGCGCATGTCCGTAGACAACAACATGGTAATCTGTCGGTGTTGTCATCAATGTATTTGCGAACCACTGCAGTTGTTTCTGTCGGAATGCATGGACCATCCATCGGGTGTATTTGAGGTGCCCATTCGAGTCTACTTGGTCACCAGTGTCTTCTGACATTAATGTGATAAACCGTACTTTTTTATCAGCGTAATCTTTGTAGAAATATAGACTGCCTTCATCTCGCGTCTCGCCAAACAATTGGTTGTTTGTCCGATAGATTTGTTTAAACTCATCCTCAGTGATGACTAGGCCATAGGTTAAATCAGGGATTTTAATACCATCATAAACGTGTGACGCACCATTCTCGCCGGCGTCATGATTACCTAATGCAATAAATCTGTCACAGTCGACATCATTGTCTAGTAGCTTGCTGACCATGACCTCTGTATCTTTAATGCCCATCCCTTTGTCTGGATAGTACGGTTCTACATTGTCGCCGCCTAACAGCAACAGGTCACACTTCTTTGCAAGGGCCATTAAATTACCAACATGCCAAATGCCATGGCGATTAAGGTGCAATGATGTGTTGGGATCTATATCCACATAATGAGCATCCGTATTCACTGCAAAATTAAACGTGTCTGCTGGTGTCCTAGCCAACACTTCAAGGATTGCGCTGGCATACATCGGCTGTGCTGAGCTAGTTGTCCTATACTCATCACCGATTGCCACCTCTTGGCTTAGACGCTTGTCTAACGTCTTAAACCCATCGCGCGCATCAATAACTTCGTTCAAATCAGTATTGCCAGCAATCTGCTCATCATATCGGTCTTCGAAGTCCTTTTGTGATTGCCCCACGGCATCTTGTCGGCTTGCCGTGTCCAATGCCGTCGTCTTAGCTTCACTGGCAATCGTTGCGCCAATTTCAAGCGATTGGTACATCGCTTCACGCGTGTGCTTGCCCTTTTGTTTGTGCTTAATCGACTCCGACCGTAGCTTAACTCGTGGGTCTACTTTGGCTGGGTCATAGTCTTGTGGGAAATTATTTGGGGTTGGATCTCTATAATCGACTTGATTTGCCACTATTTATTACCTCCTTCTAACGCAGTTAAGCGTTTCTCGAAATCCTTATTAGTAGTTTCCTGTTTTGTATTAATTGTTTCTTGATTTGTTTTAAATTCCTCTAAGTCAAGCACGTTTTGACCAATCTCACCGAGGTTGTTAATGATTGTAGTGGTTTGATTCTCTAATTCTGTCAATTTGGACATAATTGCTTTGAAATCCGCGTCCCCGATGTTGGTAATCAGCTTGTCGTATTCAGTTTTAAGACTAGTCAACTGGTCAGTCGTTTCGGCTAATTTCTTAGAGGTTTCAGTAATTCGTAAATTCTGGCCAATTAAATTAGACCGCAACACGCTAATCTGTGCTGTGGCCTTTTTCTGTTTGATATTATATTCGGACAATGTTAGTTCTCTATCACCAATCGTCATACTATCACTTTCGGGATTGTCTAAATTGAGCGTCATTGTAACAATGCGCAGCTCATCGTCAATCCCCATATACTCATTGATTAGCTGATGATAATTACCGACTGCAAAGTTATCAATAGCCACTCCTAATGGTTTTAAATCAATCGCAGCAATCTGATAACCAACTGCAATAGGCTTGTAATTATTGAACCAAGTATCAGCTTTTGACTTCAAAATACTAGCATCATGTACATCATCCCAATTTTTAGTTCCGCTTATTCTACCGAATTGGCTGATTAAGTCGGAGCGCTCAATATAGTCGCGACCACCATTAACACTGCTAATTGTCAATCGTGGACTGGCCACATCAGTTCCAGTCGATTCATTTGATTCGCTTTGTTCAATCGTCGCACCGTACGGATAGAAGACTGAATAGACTGATGATGGATCTAACTTTCGTTCCATCGTCTGTAGGTTACTATTAACATCAATCTGCTGTTTTGCATGTATGCCAATTTCCTTCAGCCAATCAATGTAAGTGCCATCTGACTCATGCCGTATACGTAGTTCCCCACCCCATTTATTAATTAGCTTCTCAGTAATCACTGCCAGTGTGGAAGTCCCCGGTTCAACATAGTGATAGACATTGTCAGTTGAATTGGTAATCTCAATCTTGCCGACTTTGAATTGATGCACGCTTGGTACTTGCTGATTATGAATGCTAATCAAATTCCTGAAGTCTTGCGCTGGTGACGTATTTTGCGTTTTTTGAAATGGTTGTTTTGAGTCGTTTAGGTAATCAAGCTCACTAGAGCAGGTGATATTTTTGTAGAATCCTGTATCATCATACATTTCTTCAGCAAATAAAATACGTCCACGAGATAACTCATGACCGTCTATTTCAGAATCAATTCTGTACGTTGAAACCATCCCTTGAATTTCATTATAGATTTCAGCGAACGGATACAACTTAAATGTGAACTTATCAGACACATTAATGCCAATACCTAACTGACCGTCTACAATAATCTGATCCGCATAACTTGCTTGGACTACTGTGCCAATCTTGTCATTTCCATTTTTAAAAAGTGTCACGCGATACATCAAAGGACCTCTTTTCTAAACTTAAAATAAATGGTCCCATTACCGGTTAAAGTAATAGAATTCTCACCTTTTTTAAAGCTGAGAGGCGTACGAGAGTAACTCCCTGATTCTAAGTTAACCGTCTGTCCGTTCAAATTAACCGTGAGCGTGCCAGTAACTTCGATATCTGGCGAAATCTTACCGACTGATTGATTGTAGATAGTCACAGTCTTGCTACCACTTACAGTCAATTTAGTTAGTTGCGCAATGTCCAGTTCAAAATTAAAAGTGTCCCAAACATCGTCGCCCTCCAACTTATTTGAAATCTTAAAAGGATAAGCTGTAAAGATTACTTCTAATGTGCCAATCCCTTTTCGCTCAGTAAAAGATGGTGCCTCTTGAATTTCAGCTAAAAAATAATAGCCTGGAATAGCTTCATCAAATAGCTTGCGCTGTGTACCAGGCACTAACCAATTCAACGCTTTAATTTTGAAAGTATTCATAACATCTTTGCGTAATGATTGATAATCGCCCAAATTAAACGTGTACTTTAATTGGCGCTCACCATATTGCTCGCCCAGAATTGGCGCATAGTCATAATAACCATTGCCATTTGGGATTGCAATCCGGCGTTTCTTCTTAGCAGGATTGCCGATCTCTTTGGCATTGATCGTTAACCCATAGTCATCAAAGCTAGATTGGTTATCCCAATAAATCTGCTTCCATTTAGCCACTAAAGACACCCCTTTCTGTTAACACATTATTCTGCATTTGGTTTTTTGAAACTCCAGGCTCTACGATTTTGCTGACCCGTTTACCGTCCATAATCAAATTAGGGTTCTTAACCAATATTTTAGACAAATAACCTAAAACTTCATCTAATTTATCAAGTTTATCAAGCTTCTCTTCAAGTCCGCTAAAATTGCTAACTTGGACTGTTTGATTGATGATGTTGCTTTTAGAATCGGAGATTTTACCGGCCTTCAGCAACGTTCCTAATGCGCGGGTATTATTAGCAGTTCCATTTTTAAAGTGTGGTAAATCGCGCCTGAACTTATCGATGCTTGACCACACTTTAGTTCCTCTTTCTAGGTTGTAAAGCGTATCATTAGCTGGTGAAATACCAAAGAACCCACTTTTTGGCATGTAAAATGGTTCTGGCCTACCGCCATCGCCCAAAATTGATGGTCCCCCAGGTGAATTATTAGTACCCGTTGCATGTTTGTTCTTTTTTATAGTATTAAAAATTGATGTAAATACATGCGTTATCGGTGTAAATGCGTTCCAGCTATGAAGGATTCCTAATGCGCTGTTACCTGGCCCTGACGTCTTATCTTTAGCTTTAAAAATTTTGTTAGTTACATTTTTTGAGTTAAATTCCTGAATCGAATTACGCCCTGATTTACCGGATTGAATAACACTTATAGAATTACCTTTAAAGTTCTTACTATTAGGGTTCGTAGAATTATAAGAATTAACTGCGACTTTGCCTTGGTTACTGTGAGACTTAACGCTTGTAGAATCGCCCTTCATATGTTTGGTAGGCACACCTTTAGAGTTATAGCTATCGACATCAATTCCCGCTTGTTTTAATTTCGTACGAGCATCAGCATTGTTCGCTAGCATCTTCTTAACTTTTAGTGGAAGGGTGTTCCACGTATTACCATCAATTACCGCTTGCGCAACTTGTGCTTTACTATTCGATTTAACCAACGCTTGCTTCACAGCAAAAGGCAACCCATTCCACTGACCGCTATCTTGAAGTGCTTTGACAACAACAGCTCCTGAATTGGAAGCAATCATTGCTTTCTTTTCTTTCCAGGATAATGAATCCCATCGCCCAGATTGAATTGCAGCCACACCAATCATCGCTTTAGCATTCGAGCTTAAATTAGCATGCTTTAAATCATAAGTAAGTTGGTTCCAACCTTTTTGCGATTGGGCAGCTTTGTTAACTTCTTCTTGAGCATTAGTTTTAACCTTAGCATTTTTTTCATCCCAAATTAAACTGTTCCAGTGCTCCATATCAGCTTTTGCAGTACGACTCATATCATTAGTACTCTTAGCAATTAGTCCGTTAGATTTATTAATACCTTGTTGAGATGTATTAACAACCTTATTTGCTTCCTTAAAGGACAACCCCATGGCCATTAGGTCATTAACAATCATATGCTTAGGTCTACCCATAGCAGTTCCAAGCATAGCCATTTTACTGGTCATAGCATTAATCGTTTGTTCATGTGTGTTTCGTAAATCAGCCATTGCAGTTTTATAAGCAGAGTTGTCAATCTTGCCTAGTTTTAAACTATTTTTAAGTGCCTTTTTTTGCTTATTAAATAAATCGAGTTCTTTTTGTGCGCCATCTTGTAAAACATAATATTGTTCTTTTTGTTGACTAGTAGTCATCTTAGTGTAGTCACTATTTAGCGCTGCCAGAATTCGCTTCTTTTTAGCACCTGATACTTGAATCTGATTAACCATTAACTCGTTTAATTGACGTTGATTGTTACTAATAAACGTTGACTCGTCTGCATTAAGCTTTCTATGCTCTTTCGAAGCGCGTTCCATAATCGCTTTGACTTGGTTATTCTTTTGGTTAGCTTGTTTAATTTCTTCATTATTAGCCTTTTGATGTTCATCGTAATTTTTGAGTAACGCTTTTTGTGTTGACTTAGGTAAATCGTCAATTGATTTCTTGAAAGCTTCGCGATTTTTAACAGCCATTGTTGCGATTTGACCGGTCATTTTATCGAGCGAGTCCGAAACTTTCTTAGCGGAATCTTCTGTTGCTTTTCCAATCCCAGTAACAGAATCTGAAATTGATTTACCGGCATTTTTAAATTTATTTAAAGCATCATCAGCTGACTTGCCAACGTCACTGCCCCATCTGGTAGTTCTGCGTGAAGATTCTACGGCTTTCTTGCCCCAAAGCTCCCAAACAGCCACACCAGCGCCGACGACTGCAATTGTTCCTAATACATATGGATTTAATAGTGACAATCCACTACTAAACAATCCTGCGCCCTTACCCGCACTAGTTAACGCTGTTCCGGCGCCTTCAATACCCAACTTAGCTGCTTTAGAAGTCCCTGAAACGCGCCCAAGCATTGTAAATAGTCCGCCTAAGCCATTACTTACAGAACCAGTAACTTTGAGTACGTTACCTAAAGTACCTGCTACGGGCCCAATCGCAGCTGCAAACAACGCCCATTTAATAATTGATCGTTGAGTGGCGCTGTCCATGTTAGAGAAACCACGAATCATAGATGTTAATTTTTCAATAACAGGTACAAGTGTTGGCAATAATTTCTCGCCAAATTCAATTCCTAAAACATGGATTGACTCTTTAAACCGCGCTACCTTGGCAGCTTGCGTATCATTCAATTGATCAGCAATCTTTTTGGTAGTACCGGCTGAATCTTGTGCACCCTTGGTGTATTTACGAAGTTCGTCGCCGCCAGCTGAAATTAAAGCATTCATACCAGCTTGTGCTGTGGTCCCAAAGGCAAGAGCGATCGATGAAGCACGCTGTTGGTCTGTCCAGCCTTTAGTATTGGTTTTAATCTTGTCAATGATTTCAGGCAAGGTCAAAGTTCCTTTTTTGAAATCTTCAACAGAAATGCCCATTGCTTTAAATCCAGCAACATTTTGCTTAGATGGTTTCATCAGCCTTGTCAAAGCACCACGCAAGGCAGTACCAGCTACGGAACCTTCAATACCTTTGTTGCTCATGATACCGATTGCGGCAGCTGTCTCTTCTAAACTAATCCCAGCAGCATGAGCGGATGGCCCAACATAAGTCATCGCTTCGCCCATATCTTGGAACCCAGCGGCTGTCGCATTAGCAACATAAGTCAAACTATCAGTTACGCGACTCGTATTTTTAAGCATCCCGCTAGTTGACTCTGTCTTCAAACCGAATTGTTCAAGCACAGACGTTGATACATGCATAACATCGTTGAAGTCATCACCAGATGCCTTAGCAGCATTCAATACAGCGGGCATAGCGCCCATTGTTTGTTGGGCAGTATAACCACGCTTTACCATTTCGGTCATACCATCGTTGATCTTGTTGGTTGAAATACCGAACTGCATCGCCCACTTCTTTGATGAACTACTCATCTGATCCAGCTCACTTCTAACAGAAGCCGTAATCTTGCCGCCATTAGTTAATAACGGGCCAATCGCACTAATCTGTGAGTTGAAATCAATTGCAGACTTAGCAGCAGCGGTAAAGCCACCTACGATTGGTGTAGTGATGCCAATTGTCGCTTTACGCCCCAAGGAAGTCAGCTTATCGCCTGCTGTTGTGGTGGCATTGCCAAACTTAGTTAGCTTTTCGCCCGCTTTAGTCCAGCCACTGTCTTGAATAGCAATCGCTCTAGCAGTAGCTTGCATCTTAGCTTCTAATCTTGAAGTAGACGCTGCTGTTTTGTTGTACTCGTTTTCCAGTCGTGAGAGTTTATTTTTTTGCTCATCTGTCGCGCCGTTTACGTCTTTAATGCTCGATTTATAACTTTCAAACTGACCTTTTTGTTGAGCAAGTAACGCATTATATTGTTTTAATTGCTTGCCCATTGTGGCGTAATTTGTTTTTAAATCATTTATACTCTTACCACTCGATTTAAAGGCTGTTTCTTGCGCCCTAACCGCATTGCCAGTTGATTTAATCTGTTGTTGCAAAACACGCGTTGACTGCTTAAAAGGGTTAATATCAAGCGAAACAGTACCCGAAATATGTCCCAAACTTCCTGCCATTTATTATTTCCTCCTTTCTTAGTGGAATAAAAAAGGAAAAGCCTTATCAATTGGCTTTTCCTTCTCATCTTCTGGTTCATTCAATCTAACGATTAAATCTAAATCATCTAGTGAGAGATTTAAAATTTCTTTAACCTTGTAACCAGCGTTATTCTGTAAACTTTTCATCATTGAAAAGTAGCTATTAATAGCTTCTTGAATATCCTTGCTGGTTACGCTCTCTATAAATTTTCGTCTTCACCGCCAAGCGCTTTTTCAACTAAACCATTGACTGTAACAATGTTTTTAGGATCTAATCCCTCATAAGCTTCTTTTAAAGAGAATTGATTGTCGAAAAACTTAGACAAGAATTCGCAAATGTCACTTAAGTTGTCCTTTAAATCTTTAGCGGTTTCTGATTCTTTTTCGGCACGTTTCTGTTGTTTTAATTGAAGTTCCAATGCCAAAAGTGTGTCCGCCAAGCTGAGTGGTTTCGTACGTGTAAACTTTTTAATGTCACCGTTAATATTTAATTCGATTTCCATGTGTAGAACCTCCATTAATTAATCCAGCCACCAACCAACTCAAGAGAGTGAGTGTGCTCTAATATGCATTAATTATTATCAGTAACGGTAATATCACTATCAGCAGTAAAATTACCATCTGTAGTTTTAACTGTAACCTTGGCATTGCCTGTAGCTTTAGCAGTAACTAAACCACTAGCATTTACTGACGCAACCGTTTCATTAGAACTACTCCAAGTAACACTTTTGTCGGCGGCATCCGCTGGGGTGACCGTCTCTGTTAATTGTGTAGTTTCACCAACCTTAATGGTTGCTGTTTTCTGATTTACGGTAACGCCAGTTACACTTTTGGGGACGGTTCACCGTTAAATACCATCTTAGTAAAGGCATCAAGCTCGAAGCCTTTGTTATCTTCGCGACCGATGAATAACATGTCTTCTTCTTCACCACGAGCCACGAAGTTACCAGTAATAGAATCTTCGGCAACTTCAATCTTGTCTTCCTTGGTCTTCAAATCCATACCAGGCAAATTAAACTTGCCTTTAGCCAAACCAACGTAGCAATATTTGTTATCGTCCATCAAAGCACGGAACATAACAGCCACATCAGGAACTTTAATTGTCTTGGTGTAACGTTCAATCCCGCTTTCGACCGTAACGCCTAACATCTGTTGCTTATCAATTGTTGGCAAATCAACTAAACCTAACTCAAGTTTTAATTCGGTAATGCCGGCTGGAATAACCAAGTATGGGCCGTCATCGGCGTAGATCGTTTCTAGTTCATTAGTAATGTCTAGCTTAGCTGAACGCATCCCCGGAATTTTAAAAATCTCACTGTTCGTTTTTTCGTCTTCTACTGTTGCATATTGAAATTGTGATAAACCAATTTTAGCTTTGCTCATTGTAAATCCTCCCTCTAAATAGCCCTGTTACCATGATTTGTTCTGGATAATCAGGGTCAATCGAACGTTCAGGTTGGTAACGTTCATAACCATATTTGTGTAGTTCTTGGTAAATCAGGTCTTGCATAAGTGCTAGGCCACTTGTGTCTTTTTTGTTAATCCAAAAATCAACTTGGACAAACGTGTCCACTAAAAAACGCTCATTATCTGCATAATGGGCGTCTTCTTTTGGGATTGGAGTCACTTTAATAACTGGATTAGACTCATTTTTTTGATAGTCTTCTGGGATAGCAAACGTATAAATCGGCACAATGCTTAAGGATTGGCCTCTGATGCTATCCATCAGACTAATCAACGTGGTGCAGTTTTTTAGAATGTTTCTAACATTAACTTCAGGCAGGTTAGTCATCTAACAACCTCATTTCTTCGGCGTAAACTTCTAGAATCTCATCACGAGATTGCTCCTGTGCTTTGATTGAGAAGTTTTGAGCCGGTTGTTTCTTCGTCCCTTTGTCAGGAAAGTGAGCGCGCCAAGCGCTTTTTCCACCATAACCGACTGGTTTCTCAAAGCGGCCAGTTGAAGATTTCATTGCACCGACTTTAACGTCACTAGCAAGTGCTCCGGAGTCAACAGGTGTGTCAGTCTTAAGATGTTTAGCAAAGATGTCAGCGCCCTTATTAATACTTCGACGCGCCTTTTTAGGCGCTTCAACTTCAAGCCTTGTGACGTTCGCCAACATTGCATCCATGCCCTTCATTTAACTAACACTCCCTTAACCTTTGTAAGGTCGTGGTTTAAGAAGTCTTCTTCGATTTGAACAATCTCATAGATCCGGCCGTCAAAGTCAATCTTCCAAGTTTGGTCAACTAACTTATTTTGACGGTAGCGGATATAGAAATCAGTTGTTTCTTTAGTGACTTCCTTAAATTCCTTATTAGTCGACTTAGCAATCTCAGCCCAGCAACTATATTCGTCGGTTCGAACATCGCCAATTGGCACACCATCATCATTGACACCAGGCGCTAAGCTAAAAAATGTAATGCGGTTATTCAACCGGCTGATTATCATTCGCTTCACGCTCCTTGTCATAGTAATACTGCCCGCGCAGCTGCTGGATAAGTGGTACAACTCCATACGGTATATCATTCGAATAACCACCGATTGTTGATGTCTGTACACTAGCTAATCGATTCTCATACCAATGAGCAGTGAGTAGTAGTGCCGCACGATCAAAAAGCTTATATTTATCAAAGATTTTAATATCCGCTGTAACGTCAATGGCATTCTTGATATATTCCTGTCCTGACTGATAAAGATTATCAACCAAATCATCATCAAGTGTATGATCAATGCGCAGATAGTTTTTTATCTCTTCGGTTGTCATAGGCAATCACTTATTTGGAAGCCGGAGGTGTCACAACATCTTTTTGAGTTACGAAAAACCCCGCCTTGGTATCCGCAACTTGTGTATCAAAGCGCATAACGCCTGCTAAATATTGGCCATAGATGTCATTGTCCATCCAGCGTAGTGATAATTGTTTGCGGTCAAAGAACTTAACAGCTCGTTTTAAATCGCCGACAAATGCTACTGAATCGCCTTGTTTGCCTAATTGCGTGTCAGGAACAACTGCTACTGGGACGTTACCACTTAATACTTTGCCAGACGCGCTAGTAATTGAATCTTGTAATAAGTAACGTCCATTATTGTCTTTTAATGTGTCTAACCAGTTGAAGAAAGTTTGAGAAGCAACAATTACTTTTGAATAAGCTGGATCTAAATCAACGTTAAGCAATTGCTTGACGTCATCAAAAGAGCTAATCTTCTTGGCTGTCATCGTTTTTGCTTTTTCTAAAATAGCGGCGTTAGAAGTATTAATATCCCGTTGAGCCATTTGGTCAGCCACAATACCGTCAACATTTACTGCGTCGTCAATATCTTCTTGTGAGATTGCTAATGCGCCACGACGTGTTTGAATCTTATAATCAACTTTATTGAATTTTGGTTTAGCTAATTCTGGGTTCTTTTCCAACTCTTCAACAGTTGGGAATACTTCGCTAACGTTTTCTAGAACTGGGTAAGTCCCACTCATAGTAGTTACTGGAATTACGTCAACGAATTGTCGTAAATCAACAACTGTTTTGAGTTCTTTTTCAGCAGAGTAAACAATATCTTTTGGCAAGATTGCTTCGTTATCTACCGTCGTTAAGCCTGCGCGAATTTCGCCTTTTGATGCGATATAGTGGCGTAATAAGTCGCGTTGTTCTGTTGGTTCATCTGTTTTAACTTCTTTTTTAGCGCCTGTTTCAATCTTGCGTTGTTCAGCAATACTCTTTAAATCTGTAAGTGTGTCACGCTTTTCAGCTAATGCTTTCTTACCGTCGTCTAACGTTTTCTTGAGTGATCGAACTTCTTCAAGTTTGCCGTCTTCCGCAAATTTGTTGGCTGATTCTAGATCAGTATTGAATTTTGTTTCTAAGTCTCGAATTTCTGCTTCGAGTGCTTTAATTTTTTCGTTTAGCATTTAAATGCCTCCTAATTTTTTGCACAAAAAAGAGCTTAAATAGTCATAAGCTCCAGTTCTGCTTTTAATTTGTCTAAATCTGATGTCTTCTGTTTAATAAACCGTTGCGCCACCGACACATCTGTGTCTTTGTATGCAGGGATTGGAGTAAGAGTAATTTCATACAATTCCCCAATTTTTAAAATATCGCGCCGATACACAGTGCTTGATGTGTCCCATTTGTCTTCGTTGACTGTAAATCCAAAAGAACAGCCTTGAATGTTGCCGTTACGCACATTCTCATAGGTATCACGCCCGATACTGGTATCTGGCAAGCTTGCCTTAAAATGTAAGCCAGCTTCATCTAGTGTTAAATCAAGTGTGTTAGCGATGGTCCGGCAAAGTACCGAGTCATAATCGTGGTTAAATAGCATAAACACGTCTCTCAAATCTACAGCATCAAAAGCGTGTGGGTCTACTTGTTCGATAAAACCACCCAAGTCTTCACTGTCACGGTTAAAAACTACCGCCGTACCGCTTACCGTTCTTGTTTCATCATCGCTAGCGGTTAGGTCTGTGTTAATCGCTCTTGTTTCCAGTTTTGGCATTCATATCACCTCCCTTCAATGTCAAATGTGCTTCATCAAGCGGAACGTAATTGCTCATCACGTAATAATTATGCTGATTGTTATCAGGTTGATACCCTAAACGTTTGCGATATTCATCATGATTAATGCCGCCGTTTTGCCACATCTTGATAGATTCTTCAATGTTTGTCTTCGTATCCAATTTGAGCAATCGGCTTACATCAAACTCAAAGTGAAGCTTCAATCTATCCTTAAAATCAAGCAGTTTTACGTTATTTTCCGAGTTAAAAACTGAAAAATAATGATCTAATGAATTTTGAATGTAATCCAAATTCTCTTGAACCACCGAAGTATGAGCTGATTCAATCCCTAGTTTTGATGTAGGAATAGAAAACGCCTTAGCAATCTGCTTAGTAGAATATTGGTTCGAATTAATAAGCTTTAAAACAGATGTGTCAACTTCAATTTGTGTGTAGTCCATCGTGTTATCTAAAACGGTCACGCCTGTATCATCATTGTTCGATGCAATAAACTTATTTTTAATTGCTTTGGCCGCTTCAGGTGCTAGCTCTGATTTATCAATTTTTAAAGTGCCTCGGCTGTGCAATCCGGAATTAAAAAAGTTCATCAACATACGATTACCGGAATCTTGTACCTCAACTTCATTTCTAAGCGAATGGAGTGGTGAGATACCAACAATACCGTTAGTGGAAAAATATTTATAATGCAAAATATCGGTAGCCGCTAAGTCATACTCCCGAGCGTCATCGTCGTTAATTTTGTAAGTTAATACATCGCTCTCATCTCTATAAATAGTGACCCATGATGGCTTGATTAGCCGTAACTCAACTGGATTACCCTTTTTATCATGATAAATACGCGCATAAGCATTGCCTGACAGTAACAAGTTGGCAGCTAGCGCGAACTTAAACGTCCAAGCAGTCATCGTCTCATTTGGCTTAACGTTCAATAAGTAATTCAAATCATCTGAGATTACATTGTCTTCATTGCTAATTAACTTAATCGGATTTGTTGCGATATCCTGCGATACGACCTTAACCGCGGTAAATACATCACTATTTCTCAAATAAGAAACTGAAACATAGTTTGGCGATTGTTTCCCAGCGATAATAGCTTGCATCGTATTGTAATTTTCATTGTTCACCGGTTTAAAAAATCCCATTTAATCACCCCCTTTCCCGCATTTTAAAAAGCAATAGAGAGAGCGTTAGTAATGTTGCGCCGGTCCCAATCAATCCCACAGTTATGGAGATTGAGAAGTAACCAATGCATAAAAATAGCACGCCAACAATAAACATAATGGCGTGCGCATAATTGTCTAAAAAACTCACTAAGACACCTCCCCTAGAACGTGAATTCATTAATGTAAAAATCATTGTCAGCAATATTTGAATGCTTAAAATCATGTAATACTGCTCTGGTCCAAGCGTCCATTCCTGCTGCCAGCGGGTCAATCTTGTTGCGATACATAGCCTTATCAATCATGACAGCATCATTAGTCTGTTTTAACACTGCATTGTTGACTGCAATCTCTAACAATTGATTGCTTGTATGGATAATATTCCTGTCTTGTACGTATTTTCTGAACTGTTTGGTTGGTTCTGATAACGTTGCGTAACCTTGCGCCACATCAACCATTTCGAAATCTTCCACCAAGTTATTAATAATATTGTTAGCAGAATAGCGGTCAAAACAGATGTTTTTAACATTAAATTGGTACTTGTCTACTAATTTGTAGATGAAATCGATAATCTGTTGATCGTCAATATTACCTGTTTCAGTTTCCGATAACGTTACAAGGCCCTTATTAGCGAGTCTATCGTAGGAAATCTTATCCCTATCAATCTTATTTTGAAGCCCGCCACGAGTCCCAACGAACGCGTGAGAGTCAATGAAGAACTTGTTCTCTTCCTCCAGCGGCACAATCCAACTAACCGCAGATAAATCTCCAACGCGGGCTAAATCCATACCAATGTAAACATCTTTGTTCATCAAGTCCGGTTCGATTTCAATCTCAGTGTCTTTCCAATCTTTAATCTTGATGTAGCTTTCAGATGACTCTTGCTGCCACATATTAAAGTATTTAATTAACGCTGGGGGTTGATTATCCTTATCCGTAGCTTCTTGCCACTTTGCGCGAATATTAGGTAGCAGTTTCTCTTTGACTTTTTCATCAAACAGGATTGGATTACTTTTAATCCAATTGGCTTCATCGGCAATCTCTGCTTCATTATCTTGTTCATACCACACGCAAAAATAACTTTCATTAGTAATCTTACCACTTAAAATATCAGTTACATACGGATACTCTTGCGTACAGAACCATGCGTTAACCTTTTCTGATACTGTCGAGATGATCATTAATAACGCTTGGCTTTGCTGCCCTTGGGACGTTTCTAATACGTCTACAAGTCCGTAATCAGTCGAACGCGATTGTTCATCGATGATGCCCAATAATACGTTCAGACCATCTAAACTGTTGTAGTCGCTCGATAGCGGCATAATATAGCTACCGGAACCATCTTGGCGTATTTCAGATTTAAGCACGCTGGTGGCTTTCTTAATGATTTTTGATTTACTTCTAAGCTGCTTTAGGAAGTTAACAATCATGTTATAGACAACTTTGGCTTGTTGACGCGTATTGGCCGCGCAATAAATCTGACGATCATACTTAGGTATCTCTTCGTAAAGTAGCATATAAAGCGCAATGCCAGATACAACAAGCGACTTACCTTGCTTACGTCCCATTGAGATTACTGCCTTTTTGAACCGTCTAAAGCCGGTCTCCTTATTTTTCCAACCAAAGAGAGAGCCGACAATAAACTTCTGAAAGTTAACCAGTTTTAATGGTTTACCATCATCTGGATTAGGTAACATTTCGATGAATTCAATCACACGATTTGCTTTTTTAACGTCAAAAAAGTAAGGGTAACTATCACCCTTACTATCTGTTAGATTCTTTAAATGTCGCGCGCAAGCTTGAATTGTTTTCTTACCAGCAATAATTTTGCCGTCAACGATTGCTTGCGCATATTCAGTCGTATAATCAATCACTTAAATCACCGAATTTCGCAAATGGGTCATCAGGCTGCTTGTCAATCTGTGGCACCACAAGCTTCATACGTGAATCGAGCGTCATGCCCAAACTGCCAGCAGTTGCTCTAATTTCTTTTGACATGTCGGTCATGATGTTAACAGAAGGGTTCTTTTTATCTTCAATCAGTAAGCCACGCTTATCGACGTCCTTAGACGCCATGATGTATTTCGAATAGGCGTTGCAATACAAGCTTAATTGCGTCTGGTCCAGCTTAGTAATGTGTAATCTCTTTAAATCCACAACCACGCGTTTATATTCTCGCTTGGCATCGTCGTCCAGCCACTTAGGCGGTGTTGTCGATAACGCCGGGAAGTCGCTTGCCATTAGTTCCGACTCATTTCTAAGGTCTTTTTCGTCGTTGGTTAGGTGTTTTTTATTGTTTCCAGTAGGTTTTCTAGGTCTTCCAGCCATAATTTTCTCCTTTCGAAAGTTTTAATTTAGGGATATTTACGCGAAGAAAGGAGGAGTCCGTTCATTCTCGCTTCTAAAGCCTACAGCCCCAAGGGTTGACGGGGTGCCTAAAATACAGTCCAATTACTTCACCCCGTACCATCTGCCTTTGTAAATTTTTTCGTGACAACTTTTGCACACAGATTGTAAGTTGTTTTCTGAAAGCCTAAGAGACCAATCAACTTTAGTTTCTATCTTATGATGAACTGTTGTTGCTTGTGTCACATGATCGTTAGACAAACATATCTCGCACAAAGGTTGTCTAATCAATTGCAGCTCGCGTGCATGCTTCCACTCTTTCGAGTGATAGAACTTCAAGTAATCATGTTGATTAATCTGTCTGTATTTGTTGTACTCTTTCGAAGTGTAGTCACGATGCGCATCACAATACTTATCATTAATATCTATCAGCTTACGACAACCAGCTTTACCACACTCATGGCTTAGCATGCTTACGTGCCTCAACCATATTGACTGTAGGCTGACTAATCTCATGACCATCTAACATATGTGTAAACACTTCTCCGTTGGCATAGATAGTTACCACATCAGCCAGCCAGTTGACGCCTCTAACTTTTCGATACATCACGCATTACTCCGATCTGTGTAATGATTGCTTTACCATATTGTTCCAAGGCTTCTTCAAAGCTAATCTTATTGACCTCAGCATAGTTGCTGGTCATGAAGTAAAGTAATCGAATGATAACAAACTCTAGCTCGTTGGTCTCAACGCCCTTTGGTACGTTGATACTAATCTGCGGGTCAATGCCTGCCTTCGTAATTTCATTGGCGGTTAGTATGTTTCTGGTCTTCATGTGAATCCCCCTCTTTCTGCAATAAAATACGCCGCTCATCTGAACGACGCTTCTCTTCCTTCTTTTGTTTAAGCCACTTCTCTAACCTAGCATCGGATCTCGATTGCCAATCAGGTTCTTTCTTGTAGCTACCTTGATTCATATAATACAATCGGCAATCACCACCTTTACTTACGTACAAAAAAAGCCATAACCGATTGGCTATGACTTAGTTTAATTAATAAAAAACGAAACGCCTGACACAAGCGACTTCTGCCAAGAGTTAGGTTAATTCAGTTTATATCGCAGGTGTGGATTTGCACCACACAATTGTCGTTTTAAGACGTAAAGACGCTTTACCTATTCCGCCACTGCGTTAATATCCTAGCCGGGACTTGAACCCGAATCGTGACCGCAGGTGCACTTCCGCGCTGCTTTACCAATTAAGCTACTAGGACCACGCCCGCAATCGATAAGCGAAACACAAGGAATCTCCTTCCTTGCATATTCTTACGGGCAACTATTTGATAATACTAATTTAACGCTAAAATCGTGGTACAACTACCAATTCTAGTACCATTCAACAGATTCCCTGTTCTTTGGCTAATAACTCTAGAATCTTATATCGTTTTCTATATATCTGAGAGTGGGAATTATGTGTTAAATCCCCGATGGTGTCCCAATCATAGTAATCATCCGCTTTGAACCTCATACTAAAGATGCTAAGCTGCTCATCGTTCATACGATTAATTGCGCGATCACCTTGTCGTCTAAGCGATAATAATCTATTCAGCTGCTTATCAGCGTCTTTTTTTAATGTAATCGATTCTTGTGGTTTAGTTATAACTGAAGCTCTCCCCCCACCGATGTTACCGTCAGACTCACGCCATGGATGTTCAATTTCCAATGACCTAATGGCAATCAGTCTATCAATTTGACAGTAGTCTTCAAAATCTTCTTCAAGTGCTGCTAAACGCTTTTTTGATAACTCCAAAGTATTACCACCTCTTATTTGATTTGTGCCACTCGATTGGTTTGCGTTTCTTCTTAGTCATAATAGCAATGGCGTCGCATATTTCTTTGGCAGACATTCCAGCTCCGCTCACCATCGCTTTGAGGTTAGCCCATAAGTACCTCTTTGGATCATCGCGTTTCATGTTGCGCATAACGCGTCGGTGTCTATCATTCATTTAATTCACCCTCAAATCGAAATATAAATCGTCCAACTCTTCCCGTTGAGTATTAATTATCACTTCAAGCTTGCTGTTTAATTGCTTTAACTCAGCGTTTTCTTTTTTAAGCCGCTTATTATCAGCTTTGAGTTGCTCATAGTTGTCCATTAACGTTCCTCCAAGTGGTCTAAAAGCATAGCAACAATCGCAAGTACGGTAACTGCGACTATTGCAGTTGCAGTCACAGCAATCATAGTCCCGCCTCCAACAATTCCGGATTTTCAAATTTATATCTAACGCTATAATCTTTCACCTGAACTATTTCCAAAATGGCAACTGTTGCATTTTTTGAACCAGTTCGATTAATGGTTGTTTCCATTTTGGAAAGTACCACTTAATGTTCGTGTTCTAAACCCGTCGATTTCGACCGGTTTGGAAACATTTGATTTCTAGACTATAACCGCCCGTTATGCGCTAATGGTCAAATGTTTAATCAATCTCATCATACTTGTCAATCAAGTCAAACAGCCAATTTGTATCAAATACTTGGTTTCCATCGAAAGTCTGCTTAGCAATAAACGATGCAAAGTCAACAATATTTTCTACATAAACTTCTGTGCAGTCGCCCCAATTCCACCAGTAACCATCAACTTTAAATTGAGTTCTATCTTCCTTTTCAAATACAAAGGTTGGTTCAACTACTTCTCCAGTTGAGAAACATAGTTCACATGTACCAAGTTCAACTTCATGTGGTTCACCTAGAACGTCAACCAATTTCAATCTCATATTAATCACCCAGCTTCCTGCCGCAAATCGGGCAATAATTAATCTTAAAACTAGCGTGATGATATCTGCCCCCATTAGCCTCATCATATTTGAATGACGCTAACATCTTGCGGCTTCCATCTATCTTAATTCTGGTACCTAAACCAGTATCGTGCTCGTTAAACAAATTTAGTGAATGCCTTTCAGCGTATAGATCAGCATTTAAATCATCGTTGCAATACTTACATTCAGTCATCAGCCTTGCCCTCCTTATTCAAATCCGCCACTTCGCCGAAACCAAGCGTTTTTACTATCTCATCGGCATAAGATTTAATTGTCCAGTATGCGTCATTTTCAATGGCTGTTTCAGGGGTTACATCATCAAATCCATAGTTTTCCGGGTTGGTCATATAGCAGTTACCCGCTTTAATTCCCCATCGTGGTTCCGGTTCAGCTTCATATCCGTAGCGCAGGGCGTCGATTAGCTTCCAGTAGTTAGTACTATCGATCAGCCACTTATTAGCTTCAGACGATTGGTCTGCTATTTGGTCTGTGATGGTAAATGGCTGCAGCAAATACCGCGCCTTGTGACCTTCTAATAAATCACACATAAACTTAGGTAACTTCACTTTTTCAGACATAACTTCACTCTCTTTCGGTTTGTATTCAATGGCTAAAGCTTGTGCCGGTTTATGGTTACTAAGAAAATATATGCTGCCGTCGTTGCGTTCAACGAGACACGGGAACATAAGACTAGGTTGCACCCCCGAGACTGGATGCGTTTTAGCATATTCGTCCCAATCCATATTTTCTGTTCTATAAATCGCCACAATACTAGATAGGCTCGGGATTGTTTCGATTTTTGTGCCTTGATTGTCCTCGTAATATGGCTTATCACAATACTCTAGAAGCATGTTTTCTCGCATCCGAACAACCGTTTCACATCCGTATCTGTCAAATTTGTGTCCCTCAGTCGGTTTACAATGGGAATTCCACACATACCCCTTAGCTTCCGCCAATCGCATTAACGCATCGTAGTCTGCTTGTGTTGGTGTTGCTATATATAAATCTGTCATTGCTTAACCCCCTGTTTGTCTAATCGAATAACCTTGTAGCCTTTAATCTCTCGATTGTTGTCGATGTCATATTTTAATTTGTATGTTGAAATGTTAAGGAATTCAGCTGTTTTCTTCGCACTTTCAAATTCGATAGACTCGCCATCTTTAATCAACCGATGTGGAATGTCGTAATAATGTGATCTTTGACGCGGGATTTTAAAGCCATATAACTTAGCAGCCTCTTGCACCGCGTCAACTGAACGTCCAACGGCTTTGGCAACATCTTGCTTTGACATACCTGACTTTAATAATTCAATCATCCTCTTGCGTCTCTCTTCAACTGTGCTAGTTGATCTCTTATGGAACCGAATACTGTATTCAGTTTGAACATTGGAGAGTAACCCAGTGTTTATGCCTAATTCAACCATCACATCGTTACGCTTATAACCTTGTTCGATTAACTGTCTAACTTTGACCGCGATGCGTGCGTGATATGCCTTTGTAGTCTCTTCAAACTGACGTTGCCAATAATCAACTGCATAATACTTATCACGCAACTCTTCGGCTGATTCGGGTTTTAAGGCTTGTTCTAACTTGTCTTTAGGGACGATCGTTGTTGGTTCATTTGGCTGCTTATTGATTCGCTCTCTGTTTAACTCAGATCTATAATCGCCCTCTGCGATAACTTGCTTAGATTTAACACCAACTAACACATACATATTAGTTACTTCCCTTCAATAATATTGACGGCATCTTCTGCGCTGCGTGCCACACCGTATAGGAATGGCACATTTTTAAAATATTCTGCGAATCGTTTTTGATCGTCGCGTAGTCTGCCTTTTTCGTTTTTAACTTCAATTAAAATCGCCTTACCGTCTGAATGTCTGAACCCAGTTAAGTCCGGCCAGCCTTTAGGAAACAGCTGAATCACTGCCCCAGTTTTTGAGTAAGCCCGACCAGCATTACTTCTGGCAATCGTGCAGCCGTGTTGACTGACTGCTAACATAATTTCATTTTGAATTTGATGCTCTGATTTCAAATAATCACTCCCACATTTTTGTGGTGTAAGCAGGTGAAGGCAAAGGTGAAGGCACATTGAATCGCTGTATCCCTTGGCGCTGTAAGTACTCAACCCTATTTTTTTGGTAAGGTGAAGGGTACTAAAAACTTATTCCCTATATGGTATATATTTTTATTTATCCTTATTAATATAAAATAAAGTAACCCTTCACCATATATAGAAAACCTTGTGAAACACCAGTTACACTAGGTACTATCCGTGAAACAAACCCTTCACTAAAGCCTTCACCCTTCACCTATTTCATAAAATTCAATCGGGAATCAATTTTGATACTTAAACCCTCATAAGTGTTCCCGAATTTTGTATGTTTTCTTGTAAACTTCTGCTGTATCTCTCTCCCAAACTTTGTGTTGGACATGCAATATTCGGAATTATCATCCGCCCATTGCTTGTAGACTTTATAAATCTCACTCGCTTTAACCTCAAAGCCGGGGCCTGTCTCACAGCAATCACTAACGAATTGGCTAATGACATCCATTTCAGCTCGGTAACCGGTGCTGGCATCTTTAATCACTTTAGGCAACCCTAGCCCCTCTGTTTGCCATTTAAGACAGCCGTCTACCGCCCAATTCATAATCCCAGTTGCTTCACGTTGTAACTTGTATTTAAGGTCTTTATCGACCTTATGGTCCGGAATCTGAACTGAGAACGGAACAAGGATTAAACGCCGCCAGATACCATCATCAGTACCACGAATAATAGGTTTGTGGTTAGTTGCAAGCCAAAGTTTAAATTCTGGTTCAAACTCGAACTCTTGCCCATATAGTTTTCGGGCGGTGACCTTATCGCCACCAGTTAACTGCTTAACTAAACCTTCATCCATTCGTAAACCTTCATTAGGTTCACTTGACGTGACCAACCTAGCGCCTTTTAATCGGGCAATATCTGAGTTAGGCCCGCTCGCATTCTGCTTAACCATGATTGAACTAGCCTGAATCGTCTTGGCGTAAGTCCCAATGACATTTGAAATAGTCTCAAGAAAGATTGATTTACCGTTTCGACCATTACCGAATAGGATAAACATTACTTGTTCTTTGGTTGATCCCGTTAGTGAGTAGCCAACAGCTTTTTGAATATAATTGATTAAATCTAAATCATTGTCGAAGACCTGCTTTAAGAATGCCTCCCACTCTGGTGCGTCAACTGTGTCCGAATACTCCACGCTCGCTTCACGGCTGAACATCTTAGTAATACTGTGGTTTTCAAGTTTGCCGCTGGCTAGATTAACGTAACCGTTGCTGGCATTGAGTAGCATTTTATCTTTGTCAAACTCGTCTGGCATGACTGGAATCCGATGTTGCATTTCCTTCATAACAGCCGTCTTAGTCTTATTATTACGGGCTGACTTTAAGAATTTAGCCCACGCTTCTTCAATCTTTTCTGGGTCAACTTCTGGCGGTGCAACTACTTTTTCAGATTTCATATTTTTAACGATTTCATCTAACAAACTGTGGACTTTACCAGAGTTATCAGCCTCCCAGTAGCTCCCGTTAAAGATATAAAAACAATTATCAATATAGGAATAGCGCACCTTGTCACCGAAGTGGTCTAAGAATCTGTCTACTAAACCTGAATCGTCCCATGATCGTGCTGGTAACTCTTTGTGGTTGTTAGTTAGGAATTTCAAATCATACTTTGGTAACTCTCTCTGTGGCTCATAGACCGCCGTATTTTCATTAATGGCCTTATTGAGTGTTGCTACACCATAAGTTGTTTTGCCGTGCTTCTCGTCCCATTTATCGCGCATTAAAGACGATTGCCGAAAGATACTATCCATCTTACTAAAGTCGCGACCTGTCCAAAATGCTAGGTCGTTAGCGAAGGCTAAATCTGCTTCAGATTGAGAACTGTAAAACTGCTCCCAGCCACCACCGTAGAGTAATAAGAATCGCTTGCCAGTTTTAGACTTCGACGCTTTATCAATAATTTCTTGTTCGGATAAATTAACCGTTTGTGTTGGTTGATTGGTTGGCAACTGTAGAACCTTGTCACGACCTAAATACTTCTCATACAAGTATTTAAAGTTGCTTGGTTTAATCTCATTAATTCGTTTAAAGTTACCTGTCCGCTTGCCTGTCATGGCGAAGAATCGGCCAGCCTGATACATTTCAATGTTGCCTTTACGTCGGCGGTCACCAGGGATTTCACCTTTTACAATAATGTGAAGGCCCTCGCCTGACATCGAAGTCTCGGCGTACGACTCTGTGTGACTTAAGAAGTCGCTGACCACATTGTCATCGTCGTCACCTTGGCGCCAGCGGTGTAAGTCAACTGCCACATGGTCGATGTCAATGCCCGCATAACCGTTAGCAAAGAAGAACCCTAAGCCATCCAGATTGAACTTATCCAATGCATTCAAAGCTGTTTCAAAATCAACCCAAGTCGTTGGATCATTACTCTTGGCATCACTGCCATCAATGGCAGATTTTGGGAATTTATTGTATTTTTGTTTAGCTTCCTGCCACTCTCTCTTATACAACCCCCATTGCTTAAGGGCTTTTAGCTCGTCCGGTATTAACTCGTAAGCCATTCATGTGTGCCTCCTAGATTAAAATGGTAAATCGTCATTTGAAACATCAAGCGTTGAATTGTTGCTTCCGGTAAATGGGTCAGCACCACTAGTCTCTTTGAGTTGATGATTGCTTTGTGGGTATTCCGATTTACTAAAATTCCAAGGGGCAACCCGATTAACATCGTTGACATCGCCGTTATATTCATTTTTATCTTTTTTGACGTACACTTTGGCAACTTTGCCGGTCAAAATATTCAAAAAGTCTTCAATAGAGTTAATCTGTGTTCCTTCTGGCACGCCGATTGCATCAAGAATGTATTGGAACCCTTGCATATCATATTGGCCCGTTGCTTTACGCTTCCAGTTGTCCATAAATACATGTCGATTGTGGTATTTCTTGTTGCTTTCAGCTAGTTCTGGCACGCCGTCTAAGTCGTTGCGCACGATCAAATCAATCTGCAATGATTCAGCGCCACTTTTTGTTGAGGTTTCTTGCGCTTTTGCAATAACCATTTCGTAGTTACCTGTTGGTAAAACACCGTAATCGTTTGATTTGTTCTCTGTATAATCTGTTGTTAAAAATGCCATTGTTATTTCGCTCCTTTAATTAATCCTTTATTTTTGGCTTGGAAGTAAACCCAGCCTTGCTTGTATCCACGGGCTTTTGCGTAAGCCTTTAGTTCTTCGTAGCTTTTTAATTCACTTATTTTTTTAGTCACAATATAATCAGCTTGCAGCCGAAAGTTGCTTTCAATTTTTTCAATGCGTGCTGTTTCATCAACTTTAATTTCAGTCTGAACAACCTCGACTTCATGCCCACATAACGGACAGTTTTTTGATTGCGCTGGAATTACTGCAAAGCAAAACGCGCATTGTTTGATTGGCGTATCAACTGTTGTATTAGTTGATTTCTTTTTCTTCTCGCGGTCTGCTAACGTCCATTTATGTGGCGTGTTAGGTAATCCGAATCGCGTGTAATTAGCCACATGATCAATAATCGTGGCTTGCTTGCCTGGCTTAAATCGCATACACCGCATTGATTGTTGAATGAATAGTGATAAAGACTCGGTTGGTCTCAACATGATAACTGTCTGGCAATCTGGAACGTCTACCCCTTCGCCGTATAAATCAGCGTTAACTAAGACTTTCACTTTTCCGGATTTAAAATCTGCCATAGCTTTCGACCGTACCTCTTTAGCAGTTTTACCGTCGACTTGCAAAGCTGAGTACCCAGCCTTATTAAATGCCTCAGACACTTTTACGCTTGCTGCGACGTTGTGCGTATAAACAATCGTTTTGGTGTTGTCAGCAATTCGCTTGTATTCGTTGATAACATCGCCGTAAATCACTTTTTTAGTCGCATTGTCAATTGACTTGTTAGTAAAATCCCCAGTGCCGCTTTTCTTTAGCTCCTCATTATCGATCAAATTAACCGAATAATAATTGAACGGTGCAAGAAAGTGGTTGTCTATTAACCATTGGATTTCAGGCCCAAGGATTAAATCGTCGTAAACTTCTTTCAAACCTTTTCCCGATAGTCTAACTGGCGTAGCAGTAAATCCAATTACGTTAGCATCTTCGAACTTTTCAAAGATTCTCTTATACGTTTTAGCCAACGAATGATGTGCTTCATCAACCAGAATTAGTTTGGGTGCTTCTATCTTTTCTAATCTATTCGTGATCGTTTGAACCATGCCGATTTGGCACAATTTTTTATCGACGCCCCACTTATCAAATGTTTGTCTGACTTGGTCGACAATCTCTCTGCGGTGGACTATAAAAAGTACGTGGTTTCCTTTGGAAGTTGCGTCTTTCGCGATTTCTGCCATCGTGACCGTCTTACCGCTACCTGCCGGCGATTGAACTAAGACGTTATGATTTCCCTTCGAAAGTGAATTTCTTGCAGATGTCACAAGTGCCTTTTGATAATCTCTAAGAGGCATGCGTGTAATTTCCCTTTCTTGGCGGTGTCAATACGGCTTTTACCGGGTCCCAGCCTCGTTCTACTCGCGAAGAAACAAGGTGATTACTGTATCCCATTCTTCTGCTCCAACCGTTCATACTATCGGTTTCGCCATTAATCGTAATTCTTGTATCCTTAATTCTTTCAACTCTAATTGCAATTTCGGGTGGTACACCATTTTCTAAACGTCGGTTAATTGTTAACTCATGAATCCCCGAGAGCGCAGACCATTCTGCTAAAGTACGGGTAACGCCATCACAAGTAATCAAATGGTTGTTTCTTCGATTGTTTTGCTGGACTTTTTGGCTGACCCATCTACAATTTTCAGGGCAATAATCGCCGTTTACATCTATTCGATCAATGGTTAATCCTTGTTTGTATCCGTTAGCCATCGCCCATTTATAAAAATTCTCAAAGTTATTTGCCCAATCTTCGCAAACTTTTATTCCTCTTGCGCCGTAATTTTTAAACTTCCCGTTGTTGGAATTACCACACCGTTGTTTCATCCCGTTACGTACGCCGTAAAGTGGATGTTTACTCAGCCGATGCGTCTTTGTCATCTGATTCACCCCAATCAAATAAGGTTTCGATTGTGCTAGCCTTTCGACTGTCTAAGCGATTTTTGGCAAAAATACCGTCATCACCTTCTAAAATCACGCCCCGTTTCTGTGTGTCCGGATTAAGCATCATGCGCCCCACAACATCAGTCAGCCCCATAAATGTGCTACGAACACTAGTCCTAAGTTGTGGTGAATACTGGTTAAATTGTTGACCAGTCATTGACGTGATTTCATATTGGTCTTCCCAAGCAGTCACAAGAATGTTGACTGGTAATTTATAAAATGCGTCGATCACGCGAATAAAGTAATTAGTCCAGCCGGAATAGTCTTGTAACTCGTTACGAATGCCGCTCTTAGAGTTGCGCCCCTGTTCAATGAACCATGACTTTTCTAATGATGAAACGTTGTCTAATACTAGGTTCGAATAGCCATCTAATTCTTTAGGTAGCTCGGTTAACAAACGGTTGAGTTCCTTTGACGGATTAACCTTGTCAAATTCTTCGGCGTCAATATTCGTACCACTCAATACCTTTTCAGAGTTGTCAAACGGAACCACCAAGGTTTTACCTTTTAGAAATCTTGCTGCGCTAGTCTTACCAATCCCTGGCTTGCCGTAAATCATGACTCTAAACAAATCAGTCTTATTGGTATCTCTTAATGAATGAATTGCCATCTAATTACCCCCATCGAATTGAAGTACCTTGTGTTAATTCCGCGCCAGTTACTGGTTTGCCGGCTTTTAAATCAGCCTTTAACTTAGCTTTGTCCAATTCATATTTTTGTCTAAAGTAGAAAGCTGGAATATCCTTTTCATCAAGCACATTAACCGATGCCGGATTATTCTGAATTCGTACTGGCATGATTGGATCAGCTACTTTTTTGATGTCAGCTGTGTCCATGGCATGCATTGCACGTTGCTTGATTGCAAGGATTGCTTTTTTAGTTCTTTTGTTGCGTTCAGATAACTGTTTAATTGCTTCTGCTCGTGCTTCCACATCGGCTTCAAGGTTTTTAACCACATAGCCTGAATTAATAGCCTTAGATTCTAAATCCGCCTTAATCGCGTCAAACGTGTCTGCTGCTTGTGTTTCATCGATTTCGCCACTCTCAACTAATTGTTGAAGCTGTGCGAAGTCGCCAGTTAATTTATAAATGCTAGCCATGTTGCGCCTCCAGTGTTATTATTTGTGTATAAACTATTTTGTCCTCTGCGTTAATCGTTGCCGCGATTAGCGCTTTTTTTATACTCAGTCAACCGCATCACCTCCCATAGTTAACAGGAAATCTCGCTCATCCCCTTCACAGATAATGTAACCGTCGAATATAATGCGCGAGTCTGATTCGAAAACTTCATGACCTGCGTAGTCATAGCCGATTAGTTTAGACTCCTTATCTGTGGGAGTTAAACGATCGCGTTCGTTTTGGTTACTAAAGTTGTCTTTCATCTGAAGAACTCCTTATGATTAATTCCCACATAAGTTGCAAATGATCCGATAATTAAAAGTGTCACTGGAAATTGCATAAAGCGTGGGATATACAAGCCCAAAGTGACGCTAATGATACATGTCATGTATAGATTCTTGTTCATCTAGCTACCTCCTTCATGATTCTTGCAAAGTTGTTCCGCATAAACTTGATAAATCCCAGTGATTCAATCCGGTACTTTGAGCCGCCATATGGATAATAGACGCAACCGCCTTTGTCCATATCAAGCTGTGGTTTAAATACCATCAAGACCTTGTACAAGTCCTTCTTAGTTAGGCCAGCAACTTCGGCTGCTTTACCAACTTCCCAGATAACTTGCTTATCAGCTTCGAGTTGTTCACGTTTTTCTGTTTCGATAATCTCGTAGCCGTCAGGCAATGTGATTGGGACGGTTACGGTTAATTGGTTCATTGTTATGCCTCCTTTATTTTTTAATATTTAACTCCTTATAAATCTTTTCGCGAATACGAATCGACTTAGGACTCATATCGCCTTTAATTGCTCGATTAACCTGAGGAGTGCTTTTTTCTCTGATTAATTCGGTCAATTCTTTCTGGCTCATATCCTTATTTAATAAAGCCGTCTTGATTTCTTTTTCAACCTCTTTAGCAGAGATAAGTAAGGCTTGTTCGTTCATTTGGTTTCCTCCTTTGTAATTTATTCATCAAGTTATTGTTTTTTCTACCATTTGTGATAAAATAAGTTCATACGAAATAATCCAATAAAAACAATTCAACTTCCGTTCCTCGCCAAAGTAACGTTATGAAGCTGTCGGTTTTTTATTGCTTAATTACTTGATGAATTCATTATCTATCATTCGTGATAAAATGTCAAACCATTTTAACCACTTGTGATAAAAATGATCATCAATATTCTTTAGGAGTGTTGATATGACAGTGCTAGAACGTGTTAAAAAACTTTCAAAAAAACAAGGACTATCTTTACAAACGGTTGCCGAAAGAGCCGGAATTGGAAAAAACAGTATCTATCGTTGGAGTACGAAAACTCCCAGCACCGAAAACTTGCAAAAAGTTGCATCCGTCTTAAATACATCGGTCGCATTTTTGCTTGGAGAAATTGATAACGAATCACTTGATATTGCAAAAAAAGAAGTAGATATTGAAGACCAAAATATAATTATGACTTACGAAGGCAAGCCCATTCCCCCTGAGGATCTAGAAATTATGAAAAGATTTTTAAACGGGGGAACGGGGAATGACAGAAAATAATTCAGAAATTATGAATTGGCTTCTCAATTACGCTTTTGATAACGGAATAAGTTTATTGTTTATGCGATTAGATCCTTACACACCACCAGCAACAAATGTACACACGAAAAGAATTTTAATGAATAATAACTGGCATAACAAAGATGAATTGCCGATGCAATTTGCGCACGAAATTGGGCACGTTATGTTAGAACAAGAATCTTCCGGGTTGTTATATTACACACCATCTAAGTTTGGCATGGAATTTGAAGCTAACAAATATGCTGTAAACTTACTTCTGCCATTTTATATGGAGGATAAAGAGTCTCAACAAGTTAACATGTATGATTTTATGGACTGCTTCTCTGTTCCCTACCATTTAGAAGAAGCTGTTACAGAAGCTATTAGAAACTACTAAAAAAGCCCTAAAGAATCGTGGGGATTCAATAGGGCCTGTGTATTGTTGCAAGCACAACCACAAATATTATTTTATCATATTGGAGGAATATTTGTGGTTAAGAAAAAGGTTATATTAATAGCCGCTATGGCTAGTTTTGGTTTATTTTCTGCATGTGGGAATCAGGCTCAACACAACGATTCAAACGTTCGGCAAACGTCAAAGAAATCTTCAGCGTTAGAAAACGCAAAAATGAACGTTGATGGATTGTTTTCAGATTCGAAACACACTGAGTTACTGGAAGGTACAACTTATAAACAAATTAAATCAGTATCTAAAGAAGTATCAAAACTACCTAACTCAAAGGAAAAAGAAAAACTACTAAAAGATATTTTAACAGCTCAAAAATTATGGCCTGACTTTATTAATAAATCCAACAAAAATAATTCTGAATCCACTAAAGTTTCCGAATCAAAAGCCAACTCAAAGAGCGAGTCTGAAAAAATAAAGTCTGAAAGTGAATCTGCCGCTAAAAAAGCAGCTCAAGATTCCGCAAGTAAAGCCACTTCTGAATCTATTCAAGCTAAAGAAGCAGCTAAGACAGATGAAGAAAAAACAGCTGATAAATTGGAAAAGAATGTGCTTTTTGGTTATTTAGATAAGAACAAAGCTACGGAAGTAAATTCTAGTTATTATCAATTAAAAGATTTTGATTACGCACATGTGGGCATTGGAGATCACGATATAATAAAATCTGTCAAACTCGACTTTAAAGATACACCACTTATGAATAAGGACGAAGCTGTCGAATACGTTCAGAGCTTTACCGCTGACGACACAACTAAGGTGAGCGAACGAGACGATAAATCGGATTACTTCCACTCCAATAAAACTGGATTAGATTATTTGGTTCGATACACAACTAACGACGATGGTATATCGCTAGTTTTAATTTATCCTAAGCAATAATCGGAGGAGTACTCATGAGAGACTTTAAAGAGTGGTCACAGATAGGTCAACAATTAGCTGACCAAGGTACACCTTTATTCTGCCCTAAATGTAATTTTAATTTGAAAGGCGAAAGATTTTGTCCTAATTGCAATGAGAAGATTGTTTATCCTGGAGAAAACAACTCAAAAAATATTGAAACTCAAATTACAAATGGAATCAAGCAAGAAAAAATGGATGAATCTGCAGCTGGTTGCATTGGTACTTTAGGATTAATTGGCGGTGTCACTGCTGGCATTTTCCTTCATAGCTTTATACTAGGAGTAGTAATCTTTGTTGGAGCAATGGCTTTCAGTGTATCTATTTACTCACAAAAATAAAAAAGACCCATCCCCCCGTCGCCGAACAGATGGATGTGTCTAGAAAAACGGTACGCATTAGCGCACGCTATTTGTGTACCCTATTTTAACAGATAATAGGAGGATGTTGCAATATGGCTCAAATTTTTAAGCGTGGAAATGTCTGGGCTTATCGTGTTTGGATTGACTCAAAACATAGTAAGTCAAAAGGCGGTTTTAAGCGAAAATTAGACGCTCAGCGCGCCGCCACTGAACTAGAAGATAAGAAAAATAAGAACCTTTTGTCTGTTAATGAAGGTATTTCTTTTCCCGATTACTTCCAAGATTGGATTAATACTTATAAAATCGGTCGTCTTGATCGCACAACTGAATCTAAATATTCATCTGCTAGTCGGGTGATTAGCGAATCATTCCCTGGTATTGCTCTAAAGGATGTAACAACGGCTCAATACCAAAAAATGCTAGATGATTATGCGAAACATCACGCAAAAGACACCACTCGTCGACTTAACAGTTACGTCAGAAAATCAGTTAAATATGCTATAAATGATGGGTTGTTATTCCGCGATTTCACCTTTGGGGTTATCATCGATGGTGCCGAATCAAAAGATGAAAGTTTAAAATTCCTTGAGCTTAACGAAGCTGAGCAACTGAAACAAATCTGTTTGGACACTTGGTCTCTGATGTCAGTTACGCGTGCAGAAATCCTTTTCGGGCTGTTGACTGGTTGCAGATACGGTGAAGTTACTGGATTAACGTGGGATTGCGTTGATTTCGAAAGAAACACAGTTAACATTAACAAGTCCTACGACTACGTTTCACGGTCAGGCTTTAAGCCGACTAAAACAGAATCATCTAACCGAACCATTTCAATTACCAAAGCAACAGCTACAATGCTTAAAGAGCTGCAATTTCAGCAAAAAAAGCTCTATTTAAAACAAGGCTTTGACAACCCTAGCAATCAGGTATTCATTAATAATCGCCACCAAGTTCCAAGTAGTAACGCTGTTAATAAGACGCTCGCATCAATTCTAAAAGAAATAGATGCTAATAACATCATCACGTTTCACGGATTGCGACACACTCACGCCTCGATGCTAATCGCACAAGGAATATCAATCGACTATATATCAGAACGCCTAGGGCACTCCAATGTTACAATGACCTACCGTGTTTATGCTCACCTCCTAAAAGAAACTCGTGAAAAAGAAGATGAAAGTGCTATTCGATTTTTAAGCAATTTATGA